AGAGCAGGTTGCAGCGAATAACATTATGCGCGCGCAACAGGTGCTTATGCCGTTTGCAGGTATTGATCCGTCTGTCAACGACTTCTTCCATCCTACTAGGACTGCTGAAGTTATCGCTGAATTGTTTAACCTCGATCCACGGATCCGGCGAACAGATGAAGAAATGGCAGAGCTTCAAGAGCAAAGACAACAAGCTGAAATGGCCGCGGCTAACGCAGCACAGCTTAAGGATACAGGTATTGGCCTTAGCAACTTGGCGTCAGCCGGTGAAACTCTGGGTAATATGCCTGGATTCGGAGAAATGGTGCAGTAATGGAAACTGCAGTATATACAAGTTTAGAACTGTTTCAGTCTTATCAAGGGGTGTTCTCCACTGCTGCAGGTCAGATAGTGTTGGAGGACTTAAAGCGGGCTCACCATCTCTACAGCTCGCTGGTTAGAGATGACGGTGGCCCCATAGACCCGATGCAGATGGCTATAGCAGAGGGTGAGAGAAACGTGATACTTAGGATTTTAGCCATCCTACAAACCAAGGAAAGTGATTATGACACAATCTAACACAGCGCCCGGTGCAGGATCGGATACCGCTGGTGACGCTTCAGGCACCGGTGGAACTCCTGGAGACGGTAATCAAGCTCTAGGTGGAAATCAAGGTGGGGATCAAGGTACTACGGATCATTGGTACTCTAGTTTACCTGAAGACTTACATGAAGACCCAAACGTAACGAAATACAAATCAATGGAAGAGCTGGCACGGGGGCACGTGAGTGCTGTATCGATGCTCGGTAGAGACAAGATTCCCATGCCTAAGTCTGACGACGAGTTTCGCGAAGTCTATAAACGACTAGGGATGCCTGAAACGGCAGACGACTACGCCTTCGCGGAAGACGCAGAGTATAAGATTCCAGAGGAATTTTATGGTCAAGATTTAGTTGAAGCAGATAAAGTCGCTTTTCGTGAATGGGCTCACGCAGTAGGCTTAACGCAGAACCAGTTCAGCGTATTATATGACAACTTCATGAAACACCAAGAAGCGACAATGCAGTCGCTCTCGGTGTTACAAGAAGCAGAAATGGCCAAGTGCAATGATAAAATGTCAGCCGAATGGGGAGAAGCCAAAGAAGCAAATCTTACCATAGCTAACCGCGCGCTTGCAAAACTCTTTAGTCCAGAGGTTGTAGAAGCGATCGCTGCTTCCGGCCTCGGACGTAACTTTGACTTTATCCAGGGTATTTACAACCTTGGTAAACAATCCTTGGATGAACTTGGGATCGATAAACGGGGTCAGTCGACACGGACACCCGCGCAGCTCATGCAAGAGATTTCGCAGCTGCAGGCCCATCCGGCTTACTTTGACCGAACTCATCCCGAGCATAGGCAGGTGAATAACCAGGTGCTCGCTTTAATGGAGCGCGTGGAAAATTAAGGAAGGACGGACACGAGCTTAGCTTCCCGTCTTAACCTTAGACTAGTCGGGCCTCGCAAGAGACACCCCGTTTAACTTTTACATAAAAGGAAGGAACGACTATGTCACATCAAGTCCCAATGGCGTTTGTCAACAAGTACCGCGCCGACGTACAGTTGCTCTTGCAGCAAAAGCAAAGCAAGTTTGAGCCCTATGTGCGCGTGGAAAGCCAATCAGCTCAGTACGATTTCTACGAGCAAATTGGCCCAGTTTCTGCGCAACCCTGGGGCCCTCGTCACGGCGATACACCGCTCATGGAAACCCCGCACCTGCGTAGGCGCGTTGGAATGTTTCCTTGGATCTGGGCGGACCTGATCGATAAGCCTGACCGCCTTCGTATGTTGATCGTGCCTGATGGCCCGTATACTACGAATGCTGTCTATGCTTTTAACCGACGCAAAGACGATATCATTATCAAGTCCATGCTTGATCCAGCATACACTGGACACGAAGGCACGACCGCCGTTACCTTCCCAGCTGCTCAGAAGATCAACAAAGCCGCAGTGAACACCTTGACCGGTAGTAAGAAAATTACCATCAAGCTGTTGGCAGAGATCAAAGAGCGGTTCTGGAATAACGACGTTGATGAGGATGAACAACTCATCATGGCCGTAGCCCCTAATAGCATCTCTACTTTACTCCAAGACGAGAAAGTCACCAGCGCAGACTATAACTCTGTGAAAGCCTTGGTACAGGGCGACATTGATACCTTTATGGGTTTCAAGTTCATCCGTACCACTCGCTTACCCGTAGTGGCTGATAGTTCCGTGTATACTCGCACGAACCTCGTATGGGTAAAGAGCGGTGTTCTCCTGGCAAAGGGTGACGACATCACCGTTAGCGTTGATAAGCGTCCTGATAAGAAAAACTCTACTCAGGTAATGGTTACCATGGATCTCGGTGGAACGCGCATGGAAGAAAAGAAAGTCATTGCGTTTGAGACTGAAGAAGGAACCGCTCCTGTAGTACCTGCACCATAAGGAGGAAATATATGCTTATCGCTAACGAATTAGTTCCTCGCGTAGGAATGGATGACAAGAACATTCACGCGAGTGTCATCTCTGGTAAATTGCGCGTTATGACGTTCACCTTTAAAGCCACTGAAGCTGATGCTGATTTGGAAACCAAGAAGCTCTTGATTGGTTACTTGCCCGCCGGCCGCGGGCGAGTACAGCCTCTCTTGAGCCGGATTAAAGTAACTGATTATCCAGATGCTGGAATGACGTATACGATTGGCTTGGAAGCCTATACGTCTTCTGACCCGGCTACTGGCGCTGTAGCGGCTTCGGCTACTAGCATTAGTTCTTCAATCACTGCTTCGTCTAGCGTGGCGTCCTTTATCGGCGCTACCCAGGGAATCCCTTATCAGAGCTTAGATGATATTCCTATCGTCATGCACTGTTCTGCTGAAATCCCTGCAGATATGGTTGTTGAAGGTATCATTGTTTACAACATAACTTAACCCGAACCTAGGACTAAGATATGGCCTCCAAGATTGAAATTTGTAATCATGCGCTGCTCAAACTAGGACAGCCGGCTATCATGTCAATAGACGATGATACGCCTAGAGCACGCCAGTGCTTTCAAGAGTTTGACGTAGCCTTGGGGGCCGTTCTTAGGGCCTACCCTTGGCCCTTCGCGATTGTAAGAAAGGTGCTCCCAAGAAGTGTACACGTACCCGAGTTTGGATATTCTTACTATTATGTACTACCGCCTGACCTTGCACGGGTAGTTGAAATATTCCCCAAGGAAGCGGAGTTTAAGATCGAAGGCAAGAACCTGGCAACGAATGCAGAGACCATCGCCATGCGCTATGTATCTAAGGGTATTCCTGTAGAATACTTAGATGACCAAGTCGCAGAAGTTGTAGCTCTGTCTCTTGCGAGTAGGCTTGCAATTATCATAACAGAAAACATACAGCTAAAAGAAATGCTGCATGCCGAAACAGAGCTAGCTTTAAAACAAGCTAGAAACACATGGGCAGTTGAAGACTACCCGCAAGAAGTAATCGAAGGTAATTGGCTCATGACGCGAGAGCGTGGTGGACCTAAAGAAGTAATCAAACACTCGTGGAACCCATGGGGACCAGACGGAACAGGAGTGTCAGGATAAAATGGCAAAAGAACAAGTCGTACAAACTGCATTCTCAGCAGGAGAACTAAGTCCTCACCTTTTGGACAGAATAGACCTTGAAGCATATTTCGCAGGTTGCGCAGGCTTGTCTAACTTCATCCCACTGCCGCACGGGCCTATTCTTCGCAGACGCGGATCCCAGTATATTTACGGATCCGCGTCTGAGCACGTGCGCCTAATACCTTTTAGCTTTAGTAACACACAGTCATACGTTTTAGAATTCACGCCTCTTAAGATTAGAATTTTTTACGAGGGTGGTATTTTCCTTGATCATGACCATCACGTCATAGAAATCGCCACCCCATATACCGCCCAGGACTTACCTAATTTATCATGGGCGCAGCAAGGTGACTGGTTATTTATTGTAGACGGCCGTAACAACCCTCAAGTATTAAAGCGATTAGATAATACGGTGTGGACAATAGAAGATACGCTTTTTATACGTAAACCAGATGAATGGCATGGTGAAAATCAGCCCAGTTTCGTGGTGCTCTTCGAACAAAGGGCATTCTACGCATCAACTCCAGGACAACCACAACAAATATGGGCATCGCGAACTGGGCTTTACGAAGACTTTACTATGCATGATATGGTCGGAGAAGAGAAAGTGGTGTTAGATGACCACGCCTTCACTTATACAATTTTCAGCAATGACGTTAACGGTATTAAATGGGTGGTAGCCGCCGATGTACTTTTAATCGGGACAGCAGGAGCTGAGTTTAAATTAGGTTCCACCTCTTCACTAGACCCCTTGACTCCCAAGAACGTGAGGATAACCGCCCAAACTAACTACGGCTCAGCTCCTGTT